CAAGCTCGTAATTACGACAATACCACTAGGACACCTGGTACATATCAGGCAAGGAATACTAATAACACTACTAGGACTCCTGCTGCGTATCAACGTCATGATAAAGACTGCAACGCTGTATCTGCATAATGACAACAAGGATCCCTACAATGTATGGAAGGTACTATGTTCTCACTACCGTTTGGCGTGGTAGAGAATATGATATCACTGTGTTTAGATCTAAGTTATCAAAACTTCAGAGACCTCAAGCACAGAGGATAGCGGATAGTGTCTATCCTGGTAGTAGGGTTATCAAGTATCATGAATCAGATCCCACTGAAGGACCAGTTATATTAACAACTGAAGGTCTAGCAGCAATTACTGGTGAGAGTGGTACAGGTTTAGCAGCAAAAACTAAGAAGTCATCTAGCTGGAAGAAGAAAACTCAATCCAAGAAACCTCTGAAACCAAATCCTTCAGATGGTCATTGGGAAGCTAGTAGTTCAAAACAATCTTTACCACCTGCAGTTGGTGGGGTATATGGAGAAGAAGCACCTCCAGGAAGAGAGAAACAAGTTAAAGCTTTAAAGAAAAAAGTAGGCAAGGACAAAGCATACGCATTTGCGTGGGCACAACATAATAAAGGAAAAAAGTGATGTCAAGAGCAACTGAATTAAAATCTGAACTTCAAGTTCTAGAAGCATTTCGAGATACTGGCCGTGCCAGAATCTTGAGATCCATGCTAGAATACGAACTAAGAAAGGAGGAATTCAGTCATGACCACAATTTCCGAAGACCGTCTTGATCCAGATTGGATTGATTATGAGGGTGTGATAGGGTATGACCAAATTGAACATAAGTATACCTTACAATTAAACCGTCATATTCATTGGTTTAGTAGTAAAGAAGAGGCTGAGGAATACTTAGTAACGCATTAGTATGGCAACGAATTCTGGAGATTTTTACTTAGGTAATCCCAATCTGAAAAAGGTTGGGACACAGATTGATTTTACCCCAGAGCAAATACAGGAGTACATCATATGTAAGGATGATCCTGTATATTTTGCTAAGAACTATATCAAGATCATCTCACTTGATGAGGGTATAGTTCCATTTAAGATGTGGGATTTTCAAGAGGAATTGATTACAAAATTCCATGAGAACAGATTCAATATAGCGAAGCTACCTCGACAGACTGGTAAGTCCACTACGTGTGTGTCTTACCTTTTGCATTATGTTTTGTTTAATGATAATGTTAATGTAGGTATACTTGCAAACAAGTTATCTACTGCTAGAGATCTACTTGGTAGACTTCAACTAGCATATGAACAATTACCTATGTGGTTACAGCAAGGGATAATTGTATACAACAAAGGTTCAATGGAGTTGGAAAATGGATCAAAGATATTGGCAGCTTCTACATCTGCAAGTGCTGTCCGAGGCATGTCGTTCAATATCATTTTCCTCGACGAGTTCGCCTTTGTCCCAAATCATATCGCAGAAGCATTCTTTAGTTCTGTTTACCCTACTATTACTTCTGGTACAAAAACGAAAGTAATAATTATATCAACTCCATATGGTATGAACCACTTCTATAAGTTGTGGACTGATGCTCAGAAGAATAGAAATGGATATGTATGGACGGAAGTTCATTGGAGTAAAGTGCCTGGCAGAGATGCCAAGTGGAAAGAAACTACTATTGCCAATACATCTGAAAGACAGTTCACTCAAGAGTTCGACTGTGAGTTCTTGGGATCTGTTGATACTTTAATTGCTGCATCTAAACTTAGAAATTTAATATATGATGAACCTGTACAATCAAGTCAAGGGTTAGATGTTTATGAAAGTCCTATTGATGGTCATGATTATATTATTTGTGTTGACGTATCTCGTGGTCTGGCTCAGGACTATAGTGCGTTTGTGGTCATTGATATATCTAAGGCTCCGTGGGCTTTAGTAGCAAAATATAGAAACCATGATATCCGACCAATGTTATTCCCCAACGTTATCTACAACGTTGCTACAAATTATAATAAAGCATATGTTCTGATAGAAGTTAATGATATTGGAGAAGCAGTTGCATCTATGCTTCATTATGATATTGAATATGATAATGTTTTAATGTGTGCAATGCGTGGTAGAGCAGGTCAAGTAGTTGGTACTGGATTCTCAGGCAATAAAACTCAGATGGGAGTTAAGATGTCTAAGACAGTTAAAGCACAAGGATGTTCTAACTTAAAGACTCTTATAGAAGATGATAAGTTACTTGTTAAGGATTACAACATTGTTGCTGAGCTCACTACCTTCATACAGAATAAACAATCATTTGAAGCAGATGAGGGTCACCATGATGACTTAGTGATGTGTTTAGTTATCTTTGCATGGTTGGTACAGCAGGAATACTTTAAAGAAATGACGGATCAGGATATCCGTAAGAGAATATATGAAGAACAAAAGAACCAGATAGAGCAAGACATGGCACCATTTGGTTTTATTCAGGATGGATTGGAAGATGAACAGGTAGTAGACAGTGAAGGAAACATTTGGACCATCGATATGAATGATAAGGATCCAGATAATTGGAAGGTAGATGAGTATGGCGATAGGAATTTTATGTGGGAGTATCGCTGAAGAAGGGCCTTTTTCTAAATAATATTAGACAAAAATTGATTTATCATCAGGAGTAAACGCATGGCTAGCACGCTCTTATCACCAGGAGTTGAGATCCAGGAAAGGGATCTGACTATCGGGTCGATTGAGACGGTTGAAGTTAACGTTGGTGCAATCGCAGGTGCTTTTCAGAAAGGACCAGTATTGACACCAGTACGCATATCAAACGAATCTCAACTAATCGAACAATTCGGTGAACCCACCGATGCAAACGCTGAGACTTGGTGGACAGCCGCTAGTTTCTTATCATACGGTGGTGTACTTGACGTAGTTAGATGTGCGACAAGTGGACAGTTAAGTGCGTCAGACGATGCAGTAACTTCACCTTACACACTATCAATAGCAACAAAGGATATCTACGAAGCAACATATTTTGGTGCTGCTGCTAACCCATTCAAGTGGGCTGCAAGAGATGTAGGTGCAGAAGCAAATGCTATTCGTGTAGCAGTTATTGATAAAGGTGCAGACGTTACTTTAACTCTTGACGGTGCTCTAGCCACTACTACCGTCGGAACTGCAATTGCGAATACTGCTGGAACCAAGTCTGGTTACATCTACGAATGGGATGGTTCTGGAAATAAAGTTTCCATTCTTACTTCTGATACATGGACAACTGCTGACATTGTTGAGAACGGTGTTACCGACCTTAACGTTACTACAGTTGGTAGTTGGTATGATGATCAAACTGTCTTCACAGGTTTAAGTTGGAATTCAATTGCTCCACGCCCAGGCACTTCTCCTTATGTTGCTGCTCGTGGTGGTTCTAATGATGAATTCCACATTGCAGTATGGGATGCAACTGGTGCAATCAGTGGTGCTCCTAATACTCTTCTTGAGAAGTTCACTTATGTTTCTAAAGCAAACAACGGTAAGACTTCACAAGGTGCAGTTAACTATTACCCACAAGTAGTGCTTGAGAAATCAGCATATATCTACTGGGGTTCTCACGAAACTGCAGTATATGATCTAAGTGCTAACCAAGCAGCTACTGGTGGTAACATCGCTGGTACAAGTAATGCTGGTTCAGATAGCACAACTGCATTTGACTTGTTCGGTGCTCCTACTTCATACACCTTCCAGAAAGGTGCTGAAAGTTTAGGTGCAACTTCTGGAGAGATCCTCATAGGACTTCAAGAGTTTGCAGACACTGAAACAGTTCAGATCGACTATCTTATTGCAGGTCCAGGAGATACTAGCAGTAAGACTAACACTCAAAGTATTGCATCCAGCGTCTTAACAATTGCTGCAGGTCGTAAAGACTGTGTTGCTTTTGTTTCTCCTTATAGAGGAGACGTTGTTGGAGTAACAAGTTCTGCTACACAGACAAATAATGTAGTTGACTTCTACTCTACATTAGCATCTACTTCCTTCGGTGTATTTGATAACACTTGGAAGTATGTTTATGACCGCTTTGCTGATAAGTACCGTTACATTCCTGTCTGCGGAGACGTTGCAGGATTATGTGCCGCTACTACTGCTAACGGTTTACCTTGGTTCTCACCTGCTGGTTTGAACCGTGGTGCAATTAGAAATGCTGTTAAACTAGCATATTCACCAACAAAATCTGAAAGAGATAAACTCTACCAGAATAGAATTAACCCAGTTACTTCTCTTCCTGGTCAGGGCATTCTACTTTTCGGAGACAAAACTGCTCTCGCTTCACCATCTGCATTTGATCGTATCAATGTCCGTCGTCTATTCAACGTGATAGAAAAGACAATTGGCAATGCTGCGAAGGGGGTTCTTTTTGAACTTAATGACGAGTTCACTCGTAACAACTTCAAGAATGTTGTCGAACCATATCTTAGAGGCATTCAAGCCGAAAGAGGTATTACTGACTTCTTGGTAGTTTGTGATGAGTCCAATAACACTGGAGCCGTCATTGACGCTAACGAGTTTAAGGCTGATTTCTACATCAAGCCAGCACGCTCGATTAACTTTATCACACTTACTTTCGTAGCGACACGCACAGGCGTATCGTTTGAGGAAGTTATTCCCCGCAGATAATTAAAGGAGCACTCTAACAATGGCACAATCATCAGCCAAAGCACTTGGAATTCTTACGTTCCAAAAAGCAATAAGAGGTGGTGTAAGACCTAACCTCTTCTCAGTAACACATCCTTGGAACATTCCTAATGTTGCACCTCCAGAAATAAGTGAGACGGAAGATGCTGTTACTTACATGTGTAAGTCTGCTGCATTGCCAGCAACTAATGTAGGTACAGTTGAATTGCCTTTCCGTGGACGTGTAATTAAAGTTCCTGGAGATAGAACTTATGAAACTTGGACAGCAACATTCTATCAGGATGATGCATTTGAGTTACGTTCTGCATATGAAAAGTGGATCGAGGTAACCAATGGAGTGGATGCTAACACTGCAGAATCTAATGTTGCAGATATATTCACTAATATTACTATTGACCAACTAGATAAGTTTAAGGGTGACAAGTCCAACTTACAAGTTATTCGTAGATATGAATTGATTGCTGCATTCCCAGTAAGTGTTTCTCAAGTATCACTTGCTTATGACAACAATGATTCTTACGAAGAGTTTGATGTTGAGTTTGCTTATCAATACCATGTTACCAAAGAAATTGGTAATAACTTGGTAAGTACCTCTGCTGGTGGCTAACTAAATAGTAGGTAAGGAACCACAAATATTATGGCAGAGTTATTCGGTTTCTCGTTTAAGAAGAAGCAGGACAAGGAGAGAGCTCCCTCTCCTATCCAACCTTCAAGCGAGGACGGCGCAACCAGTTATATTGCAGGAGGTTACTATGGTCAATACCTTGACCTAGACGGTAACTTCAAGACCGAATTTGATATGGTTAAGAAGTATCGAGAGATGGCGATGCATCCAGAAGTGGATTCAGCCATCGAAGATATTATCCATGAAGCAATAGTTGCAGACTTGAATGATAGTCCTGTACAAATTAACCTTGACATGCTTGAGGTTAGTGACGCAGTTAAGACTATGATACGTGATGAGTTTGAATATATTAAAAACTTATTTGGATTTGATAGCAAAGCCCATGAGATATTCCGTAGATGGTATATCGATGGGCGTTTATATTATCATAAAGTAATTGACCTTGATAGACCTACAGAAGGAATTAAGGAAGTTAGATATGTTGATCCACATAAGATTAAGAAAGTAAGGCAGATCAATAAACCAAAGACAGCAGATCAATTTATGAAGTATGACTTTGGTAAGTCAGAAGAATACTTTATATACAATCCTAAAGGTCTGAATAATACATCTGCTAATAGCGGAATTAAGATTGCGAAAGATGCGATTGCTTATATAACTTCTGGTATCATGGATACCAATAGAAATATCGTGCTTTCTTATTTGCACAAAGGTATCAAAGTACTCAATCAACTTAGAATGATTGAAGATTCGTTGGTCATCTATCGTATATCTCGCGCACCAGAACGCAGGATCTTC